TATTTCGAGATTCTTCCACTTCTTTACCATAAGCCTTTAATTTTCGTTTTAAAGAATTATCAATTAATCCCTCAATCAATTGAGATTCTGTTGTACTCAAGTGTTCTTGCGAGCGATTAGCCTCAGCTCTAATAGAATAACTGGTTTCTTCATTATTCCAGAATTGATGAAGTGCTTCTTTTTGTTTGGTAAGATGTTCCGTCAGTTCATCAAGTAAAACACGAGCATCTCGTTCTTTAGCCATTTGTGCAAGGGTCGCATCAATATCAGGCTGTTGTTTATCTACTTTCATATTCTCAAGTTTTGTGCTTAACTCATTGACTAAGGCTTGCGTTTTTTCAACGGCTTGAACCAGAGGAATTGATTGTGCTTTTAATTCTTTTGTTTTTTCTTCAATATGACGAATGTCCATTATTATTTCTCCTTATGATTAGTTGTTGTAGGTGTAGCTGCAGTATTGATATTTCCTTTTTGATCTGAGATCGCTGTAAATGAACCTGCCACAAAGGCTTCTGTATCCGTAAGCTGAACATCAAAGCGGTCAATCACACGAATTTTTGTCGTATCGGTTTCAAATGCACCCCCTCCGATATTGGTTGGGAGTAGTGACAGGTTTTCACGATCAAATAAAGTCATGGCTTGTTTAAAGTCGCCATAATAGAGCGGATAAAGCGGACTGCTTGTTTCTCCACCACTTGGAAGCCAATGGTCACTGATTTCAACGACTCGTTTTCCTTTGATTAAATATCGATCAGGTTGAACGGGGTCAGGTTGTAACAAATAATTCCCTAACGCATCTTTAACTAAAGTAAGTTGGTTGAGCCCGCTTGTGTTGGTAATTAAAATAGAAGTTGCTTTAATTGCTGGATCGACTGCCGTATTAATCATAGTGATAATATCATCAAAAGTAGAGAGGGCTGGTTTTTTAGGAGCTGCTTGCATGAGTGAGATGATTTCTTTATTACGAGAAACAACGACTTTCTTAGCAATCCAACCCGTCAACCATGACATAATGTTTTCGGCACTATCTTTAAGTAGGGAGTTGGTCGCTGTTGTGATTCCTCCGTAGCGTCCAATCTGATACTTAACAAGTTTAAGATTGGGATCGTCATTGGCTCCAATGGTTTCATCTTCGCTATCTAATTTTGTAAGTGGGGTAATATTTGTCCATTTCTCATAAACACGAGAACCTGAGGCTGTAGTTACATTTTCAACATTGACATATTGTTCCATCACATCATATTGGCGTTTCAAGACATTAATCGAAGTTCTTAAATCTTGGGGAATGGTTAAGCCAGCCGCTTCGCCTGATTCATCTTTAGAGGAAGTGACTAGATTTGTGATTTTAGAATCGCCTCTCATTAGGGCTTTGAAATCTGAAATAAAAGATTGATCCGTTTGGTTTTCTCCATTTCCTAAGGGAAGTTGACCACTAGAGCGAAGATGAGCAACTTGCGTCGCTTGTGCCTCGACGACTTGATTTCTAAGTGCATCACAACGGACTTGAGCATGATCTCTCTTTGCAGTTAAATCTCTTAGAGTTTGAGCTGAGAAATTTTCATTTTTGAGCATTTGATTGATTTTATTATTATAATTTTCAACTTTTTCGCCTGCTTCAATCCACAGCTCATTGAGTGTATTTAGTGTTTGATTCATTGTATTGATTCCTTATTATCTATTGGTAAATATATCTTATCATCGGAACTACAGATAAAGCCTGTAACTCCTTTTGTTCATTGCATTAATTGCTCTTTTTATAAATGAGTTAAAACAACCGCTTTTGTTGGAGACCTTGCTCTCATAATCTTTCCTTTCTTATTCTTCTAATTCAAAGCCAATTAACTCTGCGATATTATCCAAAGCGTTGATATTCATATCAGCCAAATCTTTAGCTGTGATTTCTGTACCGTTTGTGAACCGTGGCACTTCATGGATATCATCTTTAAACATGGAATCATTAAGTAAATATAAGTCTTGAAGCTGTGCTTTAAATGCAAGCTCTTGCGGTTTGTTTTTACTTCCTGCTGAAAGGCTCATATCATTCAATCCTAGCGCTTTAATCAACCGTTCAATACTATCAGTCAATAGGTCTGAAAAGACTTGTACATCATTGCCTGATATTTCATGAGGAGTAAAGGTCAGTTCTTGAATTTCCTCAATGATTGACTTTACTGTTTCTTGTGGCTCATTATTTTCTTCTTGTTCATGTAATTTAATTATGCTCATTTTTTTCTCCTATTTTTGGGGTGCATTTAATTTAATGGGTGCATTTAGTAATGCACCCCCAACAAATACAGTCATACCAGACCTTAGAACAGTTTTGAAAGCGGTATTTTCATGGGGTGCATTTAATTTGAAAACTTTACTATGTGTCCCTGATAAGCAAGCCCTTTTTATAATTAACACTAACTATTATTTTACTAAGATATAAATGCACCCTTACACCCCTACTATCTATACACCCTTATATAATCTAAGTTTTTAAGGGGTGCATTTGCGGGGTGCATTTAACTTTTGGGTGCATTACTAAATGCACCCTATTTTCTGCCATAACCCCTTTTACCTCTTCGAGTAGTTTTTTGCCATTCTTTCTTATTATTCATTGAGTTCTTGAACTTAGAAACTATCTTAGCAGTTCCTTTCCCCGTCTCGATCCCCATTGCTTCCCAATAGAAATAAGTAGCCGTCACAAACTCTCTTGGTTTGATTTCCCCTCTAAACTCATGTTTAGGTGTTTCCCCAGATTGAAGAATAAAACCAATATAGGCTCTCCGCTCGTGCATTCTTGTATTATTTCCTTGTGCTTTATAGAAATCTGTAGGAATCGGAATTTCAAGGTACTGTTCAAGTAATTCTTCTTGTTCATCAAAATATTCATAATCTGACCGTTCCAAATTGAGTTGCTTTTCTTCCTCCTCTGAGAGTTTAAAGCTGAATCCTTCCTTGTAGTAGTGAACCATCTCACCCCAAACTTGACGAACGGTGGCATCGTCTAAATCAGAAACAGGATGATATTTTTGTAACTCTTTTGAACAATGAACGGGAAGAAATCGCCTTGCCCCTGTTCTGTCTTTTTGATATTCTTCATGGTTAGTTGTTCGAGCAATAACAAAGTTTTTGGCATAATTTTCTACCTTTGTGCCATAGGGCGCCCTGAAAGAAAGCACGGTTTGAGTGATAAACTTCTTTAAATCCGCAAAGGGTATTTTGTTACTGATTGCCATTTCATCATCATTCACAATCAAAGCACGTAACATCATGACTAACTGGTCTTTATCATCAAAATTTTTCATTGAATCTGTGTACCAGCCTTGCCCCATCTTAGTAAGAAAGGTCGTCTTTCCAGAGCCTTGGCCTCCTACCAAATCCAAAACAAAGTCAAACTTATCATGAGGACGATAAACCTTACTGACAGCCCCAACAAAAAACAGTTTGGTCATTCGTTCGGTTAAATCACTTTCTTTCGCCCCCAAATAATCAGGAAATAGACTTCTTGCACGTTTGACCTTATCCCAATTCTTGTAACAGTCTTCCATGAAATCTTGAACAGGATTGTATTTATTTTCGTAAGCAATCTTATTAATCACATTGACTAAAAGCCGACTATCAAATAAAACATCATATTTTTCTTCAAAATGTTCAAGAATAGCCGTAATATAAACCTCTTTTAACCCATCATTCTCAATCTCTACTCCTTTCAACTTGAAAGGGGTTCTGATTTCTATTTCTTGTGTAAAAGAATTAAACACAAATTGATTTTTTAAAATGTTGTCATTTTCTATGGCGATTCTTATGTTTTTTAAAGAATTTACTTTTGGTTTACCATACTGATTGACGGCGAAATTTTCAGCTTCAAATTTAACTTTAACGATTTTATCGCTCTGAGGTGGTTTTTGTTCTGACTTCTTACTCTCTGCTTTTGCTTTTTCTTCCTCGTAGCTGTTAATCATCGTTTGGAAATCATCATCTACACTAGTCACTCAACACCTCCCTTTCTTTTTCATCAAAATATTCATCCGCAAGACCTATAAAATCAGCCAGTAAGCCTTGTTTCTGAGTCCCGTCACAAGTCGCTTCAATTTCTGAAACAGCCCACATCATGAGATATTTATAGTTATAGCCGTGTTTCTTTCCTAAAATAATAAACTTCATCATGTTCTTACTATTCAAGAAGCCCTGATGCATCACGATTTCATCTTTGAATTTCTCGAAGGCATTTTGTCGATAAACTGTAGCGACTTTTTCAGATTCGTCACGCTGCAGCTTATTAAGAAACTTCATAAATTTATTGGATGGATGCGCTGGATGTTTATAATGCACTTTTTTATACCCTTGTTCTTGATATTTAGAGGTTAGAAAGTTAAAAATCTCCCAATGTTGGCTCACACTGATATCAAGAACCGAATCAAAATGACCACTAAAGCTCATATTATTAGGGACAAGATAAACATATTGATAGAAATCTTCTTTCTCCAAAATGAGTGTCTCTCCTGCACCTTTCATCAGTTTTTTAGCTACTATTTTATTTAGGCGAATTGTTAATAGTTCCATATCTCCCCTAATCAATCATTTCATCTAACCAGTCAAGTGAGGCACTTCGAACGCCCATGACCGCTTTTAGAGTGCTATAAGCCATGTTTTCTTTTTTCGTAATGCCTTTGGTGCGCTCCTCTTCATTAGTAGGGGCAAAATATCCAATATTATCAATTGAGCCAATGGCGCAACCCTTCCCTTGCAAAAATGCAATTCTTCCTTGCAACGTCCGAAAATCTACATTTAGAGATTGAGCCAACATTTTACCGTTAATTGCTTTATCAATCCCTTTATGGTCTGCCAGTATTTTAATAATGTTTTGATCTATTTTCTGTAAGTCAGTTATCTTCATTCATATACCCCCAAATTCTAGTGATGGTTTCTAAAAATTGCTCATAGCTTGCTCTCTGTCTAGCTTCGCCAATCAAGGCAAACATTAAAACAGTAATAGCTTCGTTGCTTGTATCGCTGATAAGATACTCTAAATTGTCCTTATTACTTTCATTTTCAAGGACATCAATCGTAATTTTCATGGTTTATTTTCCTTTATTTGTACTTTCATAACAGCTAATTGCTTACCTAAAAACGGTACTGGTTGCGTGCATAAATTGCTTTTCACTCCGCTAGATAAGAGAATACCTGTACTTGCTTCGAACTGCTGTATCAAGTCATATTTGACTGCTCGTGCATTGTGAATCATCTTAAACGGGTGTTTGCCTGCTGGTCTAAAACTATTCCGTCCGTACCGTTTTAAAGCCGTATAGCCTTGGTGATGTTCAATCATTTCGCTACCTCTTCAAATAAGCTGATTTCTCCGCCCTCTTTTTCGCCCTCAAAGCGGACACCGTGCTTATATTTACGAACTTTAAAGCTATAATCAACTGTGCCTGTATTGGCGTTCAATGGGTCTAATTTCTCAATCTGCTTGTCTGTCAGCTCTGTGTGATAGCCTTTTAAACTTCGCAATCCTAAGCTATCAATACCAGCCACATAAGCGCAAGCTCTAATAATATTTTGCATTTTCAATCCTCTGATAAAAGTTTGCCTTGACCCCTTACTTATCCCAAGAAGTCCAATTTTTCTTTTCTTCTGCCATTCCTGCCTCGTACATTCTACGAGTTACCAAAGAATTAAATTCACGGCATTGTCTTGCCACGCTTCCGCCTGATATATCTTTCATAGCCTGATTTTTTACGGTGTTATAGAGTTGCCAATAATTTTCAAATTCTTCGGTTTCTTTTTCAAGCCATTTTGTAGGTTTGTGAGCTTTTTTACCACGATTAAATCCCACGCTATAAGCGGTCATTAACGCTTTATAGA